AATTGATTAATTGATTTATATATTCGTTACATTCCTTAACCCTCTCTATGATGCTGTTGATATCCTCTTGATTTTTCTCAATAGAGTATACTTTTATTTTATATTTATCATCAATGGATGGGTAAGTCATTTTATCCTTGTACTCTTTTAGCACTTCATCAGTCAAATTATCTGGCCCTACCTTGTACATTGCTTCCTTAGTGATCAGATGCTCAGGTGTGTCCATCAGGCAGTATATGAGTTTAAAATGATCTTTGTTTGCCAGGTGCATATAAACTTGTGATTGCCAATAGTAATCTTTGTTGATGTCATCACTAAAAAGAGGAAACGTAAAGCAATCCCATGAGCATTTGATATCAATTATCTCTGTGCTTAGTATTGCATCGGGTGTACCCTTCATATAGGGATCATTAAAATGCTCCTCATTTTTAAACAGCATACCATAATCCAATACTTTTGCAGCAAACTCCAATGCCTCATCCTCCATCTCAATGCCCTTATCCATATACTTTGTTGTAATCTCTTTACGTCTACCATATATCTGCTCTTTTAGCCACTGTTGCAAATAGCTGGTGCATGTCTTTGATAGTTCGCCTTTTTTTCTAGCATTAGTCATTATCTGACCACATGCCGATGCTCTTATTTTAAACTGTTGCATAATATTTTTTCATTTACAGGGGTTATGGTATATTTTTGTTTGATTGTATCAATCGAATAAGTACCCTTTTCAATTGCCTCCTTTGCCATCGACCAACTCTCATGCTTTGGTGTTAGTGATGGGAGCTTTTTTGTTACTGGCTTTGGTGATTCCATTGTATCTGCATCCTGAGTATCATCAATGGCAAACAATCCATTAAGAGCATATTTTCTGGCATAGCTTGATGCAGTTCCAGTCAATTGGCTTTCATCCATGCCCTTCCTTGTTTCCTGCTCTCTTGCATGTGCTGTTACGGATATCGATTCCTTACCATCTGACAATGTTGCTGTTGATTCAATGTAATACCTATCACCTAACTGAATGATTTTATCACTCAATGTCAATGTTGATCCTTTTAATAATGGTTTGATTGCCTCCAGTATATCCTCACATGACCTGTATTTGTAGTTTCCAAACTTGTTTGTTTGTCCTTTTGGTGCTTTCAACTTTTGTTGAATATCTGATAATATCATGATTTTAAAATTTAGTTAATAATTCCTTTGCTTGATTGTATTGCCTTTTTAAGTCGTTTATTGTTTGCCTGTTCTTTGCCTGTTCCCTCTCCAGCTCCAGAATGATACATGCAGCCAATGGTGATTCCATTACATCCGATGCAGCATCATAGGTGTTCTGATGTAGTTCTATCTCATCAAGGAGTTTAGATAATTTCTTTACTTGCTTGATTTTATCAATCATCTCTCAATGAGTTTATAATCACCTTTTGCCTTGTTCCAGAGCTTTAATAGTTTAATAGCAGTATTTTCAGAATAGGAATATTTGATTACTAATGGTCTGATGCCTATCTGCATTCCATCGGCTTTCAATTGATCCAAATATCTGAATGCACTTAGCTCTGCATCTGTTGGGGGTATGAGTATTTTATGTGCCATTATTTATAATCTTTAGGGTTATATTTTGTTATGTCAATGAATTTTTTACCACCTATAATAATTGGCTCTATCTTTTGGGGGGTAGTCCACTGATGCACCTGCTCTGGCTTTTTGCCAACAAGTTCTGCAAACTCAGTAATTGATTTGTACTTATCGAATTTTGTCATGATTTGATTATTGGTTAATATTGTTTTTGATTTAATCTTGTATGCAAATGAGTTTGTGGATTGAGGATTTTAAAAATTGGCATATTACCATCACATATCAAACCATCATTAAATCCCAATTTCATTATAATGGCTTTTAATAATGCGTTTTCACTACTCCATTGTTTTTTAGATAAAAATTTATTTGATTTTATTTCGTAGTTCTTAATATCTTTTTTAGATATAGTATAAGTTTTATCAAAATCAAATGTTGGATTATAATTTTCATGTAATAAAAATTCTTTAGGTAGATGCATTTCATCATTTTGCAAAGTCAAATTTATTTTTAAATTTTTCATTTTCCTTGTTATTATGGGGGTGCTTAATCCCTTATTGATAAACAAATATACTATTAATTATTGAAATAATGAAAAAAATAATTAAAAACTTTATTAACAAAGTTATTAACAAATAGAAAACCCCCTACCATTTCTGATAGAGGGCCAAGCAAGGAAAGAAAGAAAATTGTTATAGAATCTTTAAAAGTTCTTTTAATTGTGATATGTCAATCCATCCACTAAACAAAGCTGCAAGTAATAATATAGGTATTAATGCGGATATAGTTTCAAGGATTGGAAATTTGTCCTTTGGTGATAAATCACTGCCTTTGTACTTTGATATAGATCCTCCAAGAATTGAATGATCAGCTATTTTAACAGCCAATGATCCCAGTGATTTAATCTTGTTTTTTAGTATTGCTTTTGTCAAAAATTTCATAATTATCATAATATTGTTTAAACGAATTTAACCTTTTTTTTAGGGTTTTACAATTTTTAGTTCATCACTGTTCGTTGTTCTGATGTCTAAATGTGTCCATGTAGGTGCAAAATCCTCATGTTCAATTGTTGTCAATGCAGTAGCTTTGTGATACAGATTCCAATGAGATTGTATCTCAGCCCTCACCTCATCGGCCTCCATATTTTGTACCTTTAAATCTATTGCCCTGCCAAATCTGTGCTGTGATAAGCTGGTTGATTTCCTATAACCACCAGGAGGATCAAAGCCAGAGTATTTGAATTTCCCTCCTCCGTTCCAGTTGTTGATTGTGCATGGCTTTGCAAGTCGCTCCCTAATGAATTGGGCCAGAGTGATGATTCTGGGATCAATAAACCAGATTGATGAATCACCAAATCTTTTGTAAGTATCTGGATCGATAAACTCCTGCAAATAAAAATTAGTGCTTACCTTCATTTTTTGGCTTTGTTTGGGATTATCACAATATCACCTACTTTTAACTTATCTGTGGTCATATATATGATAACATCTTTTTTCTTAATATTCTGTGTATGCCACTTGTCTGATCCAAGCTGCTGCACTACCTCATACTTGTTTGATGCACATCCAAATAATAATAATACTATCAGATATCTCAAAACAGTTTCTTTTTAAAAATAGAGTGATAAATAATAGTATCTCTATGGATCGTATCTGTAATCACTATCTCAATTCTTTTAATAATAGTATCGTATTTACGTACATACACAATTGAATCCCTCATCCTCACCCTCCTTGATTGCCTTTGTTGCAACTGCTCTGCATACCCTTGTATTTCATCTCTGGAGGCATGGGATATATGATCAATGGTGCTATGCAATGAATCGACCATCAACCTCTCCTCAATCCTTTGTGTGCTTAGTACTTTGATGGCACTATCTCCCAACCTGATCAATGAATCCAGAGGGGTTTGTGTATATGTATATTCTGGCTGTTGTTTAGGGCATCCCATCATCAGGATCATGGTGATAAGAATCATAAAGAGTGCTGTAATTCTCATTGGTTTTTTGTTGCAGATTCTACCAGATAAATATATTTAGTTTGTAATTCTTTTATCTCCTCTCTCAGTTCTGCATTCTGCACTTTCAGATCATCTATCTGCACTTGCATCGAGCTGGTAAGATCATAATGCAAAGTACCAACGGAAAGAAGGCCCACAAATGACAGTACTCCCAAAGGATTTTTTAAAAACGATTTAAACCCCACTCCATCCATTATTCTTCTTCTATTGGCGTTGTCCATGCCTCCGTTGCCATTAATGCCAGTGCCTCACTATGGCTTAAAATAGCTGATCGATCTGCCTCTGGCACTGCCTCAATGCTTGATGGCATATAAGGTGATCCTTCTACCCATTTACATACAAACTCACTATCATCAACAGAATATCTTAATGTTGCTTTTGCCTCTATTACTTGCGAGAAATCAACTGTATTAATTTCACTTGTTTTAATTGTTATGTATGATTTGTGATTGCTCATTTTTTTTGTTTTTAATTGCTAAGGTGTTTCTTCTACTCTTGATGTTAAATCCATTGCTACACTGCGCCCTTGTGCAGTGTTGTCTGGAGCATTATTAATTTTATCAACTTCATCCATTCCACTTGATAGCCCTCTGTTTGGATTGGTAGGGGTTATAAACTGCAAGTCCACTTCATCCATATTTGCCGATGTGCCATTATTGGAGTTACTTGAATTATCAGGAACAGTCCAGTTCGTTGAAAATGTAGCATCATCAAAAGTCCAGTAACCTACAAGTCCAGTAGTTGCACTTTCATCTTTTGGTTTTCCTGAGTTATATATGGCTGATACTTCTACTGCTGATAGTTCTTTATTCCAAATGCTTATATCGTCAATGTTACCTGTAAATAATTGTCCTCCTCCTGCTTTTCTACCAATTTCTAAATTATCGTTAGTGCTTGTCCATCCTGTATCTCCACCTGTACCTGCACTTCCTGAATCATCTGCTCCATCTACATACATTTTTAATGTACCACTATCATAAGTCATTACAATATGATACCAAGTATCAGTTGAAAATGTTGATAATGTTTTCATTGTTGTTTCGCTACCATCACTCCAGAACCCAATTAAAGAGTTAGCAGCAGGTACTGCTATGCCATATCCTATATTGCCTGAATTTCTACCTAATTGAAATATTCTTTTCCACGCACTAACAGAACTAAAATTAATCCATACTGAAACACTTACTGCTGAGTATTGAAAGCCACTACCACAATCAACATATTGGTCTACTCCATCAAATACAAAACTCTTTTGAGAAAATAAAGCTTGTTTGGAATAATCAGGCAGTTGCCAGTTAGTTGCGTTCCAGTAACCACTCTCGCCCATTCTCCAGTAACCTACTAATCCCGATTCTCCTGATAAATCTGTTGGCTCTCCTGAGTTGTATATGGCAACTGCATTTGCTGATTGGTCATTATTAAATGCTGCAACATCATCTATATTTCCAGCATAATTCCAATTTCCAGCCGAATAAACTTCCCCAATCGAATTAGTTTCAAAATTCCCCGATAATGTGCTTGTGCCTCCAAAAGATGCACCATTTCTAAATGCGTTTACATTATCTGACCCATCCCTTGTTATAATTATGTTTTGCCAATCTCCAACAACTATATCATTACCTCCCGATTCTGTGAAAGTATAGCTTGTGCCATTAATTTTCAACATAATTGTACTAGCGGTTAACAACCAGACAAAATGCGAATTACTGTTAATATCTCCAATCAAAAATGCCAATGTCAATGAGGCAGGTTTTATCCAAAATGAAAATGAAAAAGCTCCACTATAAATAATTTCTGTAAAAGCTACCCTATCGTCAATACCATCAAACTCCATTGAGTAATTACTCCAATTGTCAGATTTCATTTCATCACCTATATTCCATTCACCAGCAAAGAATTCGGTATTACTACCATCTCCATTACGATACCAAACAAGAGGAGTAGATGATAAAGCAGTTTTAAGATTGTTTGGCCCACTTGCTAATGTAGCTATGTCGGCATCACTTAAAATACTATTCCATACACTTACTTCATCAACATTACCAGTAAAAAATACAGTTGTTGCCGTTTGCGCCCCTATGATTAAATCTCCAGTAATTTTGCCCCAACTTAAAAATAATTTATCTGTTATCTCTTTTACTCCATCAATCCAAACATTACAGATTGTTCCTCCAGAATCATACTCACAAGTTTGCAATATATGATGCCAATTACCATCAGATACATTAGTTGTTGAATAAGTTGTCCCCCCTGCACCTTGTATTGCAACATAAGCAGCCGTTGTGCCACTTGTAAGTATGCGTATCGGAGAACTATTTATATAAGCAGCAGTATAAGCTCCGACAGGATAGTATGCTGACCAAGTTGACAAATCAGCTGCATCCATTTTTACCCAACAAGAAAATGTTATATTTGGATATGTTAAATAGCTTAAATTGAAATCTATTGGTATTACATCATCCACTCCATCAAATTCCAGAGAGTAGGTGTTTACGAATGGAGTTGGTGCTGGTGCTGCCTCACCTCCAGCAGTTGCACTAAAT